AAAAGTTATTGATATGGCTGACCTAGATGGTTCTCAAAATGTAAGAGTAATCATGAGGTTTACAAGTGGAGTTCAATACGGAATCGGAGGAGATATCGTATATAGAGTAAACGCTTAATAATAATAATAAATAAAGGGTGGGCTTAACCACTCACCCTTTTAATACTAACTTTTAAAACTAATAATATGTCTTGTAATTTATCACTATATAGAACAGAACCTTGTAAAGACAGTGTTGGTGGGTTAGATAAAGTTTACTTTGTAAATTATGACAGTTCGTTATATTCAAACATTACGTTTGACACAACTAACACAGATGCCATAGAGTCAATCACTGGAACTCCATCTGCATACGAATATGACATTAAAGGAACTTCATCTTTCACACAAAACATTCAGTCTAGTAGAGAAAACGGAACAACTGCTTTTGAGCAAGTTCTTGAATTAACTTTACACAAATTATCTGTTGCTGACCACAAAGAATTAAAATTACTTTCTTGGGGGAGACCTCATGTTATCATTAAAGATAACAACGGAAATTATTTCTTAGCTGGTATAGAGCATGGAATGGATGTCTCAGGAGGAACTGTTGTTACAGGTGGTGCTATGGGAGATTTAAGTGGATATACTTTAACTTTAACAGGAATGGAAAAAGCTCCAGCTAACTTTATGGAAGCTGACCCTACTACTGTTGGATTTACTGTTGTAAACTCTTAAACATAGTACACTCTTAAACATAATAGATATAAAGCCCTTTAATTAGGGCTTTTTCTATATAAAACAAAATCAATACTTTTCAGTTATCTTATTATGATAAGATTACTTCCAAATACAAATTCTCAAACGATTAATATAATCCCTAGAGACAAAACGTCTTTGTCAAGTATAAATCTTACTATAACACAAGACGGAACAAACAAAAGCGAAACACTAACAGACCTTACAGCTTCTGAAAATGGAAACTTTGTTTCTGTATCATTGGCTTCTACTATATTAAAAGCAGAGAGTGCTTACTACTTACAATTTAGTAAAGGTGGTAATTTATGGTACAGAGATAAGGCTTATGTAACTTCTCAAACAAATGATGAAGTAATACATACATTAAACGAAAACAAGTACACTCAATATGGAGCAGGTACTGAAGACGAATACATAGTAATATAATATGGAAAATAAAAATATTAGAGTAGTTAATCTATCTGGTTATGAAATACCAGAAATAAAAGAAGTCTACGGAAAAGACTGGGTTCAATATGGAGATAATAATGATTACTTTGATGAACTTATAGATAAATACTTAGGAAGTCCTACAAACGCAAGATGTATAAATGGTATCGTAGATATGATTTATGGTAGAGGATTAGAAGCTACAGACAGTCAAATAAAACCTGAGATGTATGCCAAAATGAAAATGCTCTTAAAACAAAAGGATTTAAGGCGTGTTGTGAACGATTATAAGATGCTAGGCCAATCTGCTGTTCAAGTGGTCTATAACAAGCCAAAAACAGCCATTGTGAAGGTGTTACACTTTCCTATGGAGACTCTTAGAGCAGAAAAAGCTAAAAAAGGCCAAATAGAAGCTTATTACTATCATCCTAAGTGGTCTGAAATGAAGCCTAGTGATAAACCTAAAAGAATACCTTCTTTTGGCAATGGTTCTAAAAAAGAGGTTATAGAAATATATGTATTTAAACCATATAGGTCAGGATTTTACTATTATTCTCCAGTAGACTATCAATCTTGCTTACAATATGCAGAATTAGAAGAAGAAGTAAGTAATTATCATATAAATAATATAAAGAATGGATTACAGCCTTCTTTATTAATAAACTTTAACAATGGAGTACCTAATGAAGAAACTCAAGAGCTTATTGAACACAAAATATATGATAAGTTTAGTGGCTCTTCAAATGCAGGTAAATTCATACTTACTTTTAATGAGTCTACAGAAACTCAAGCAGATTTACAGCCTATTCACCTTCCAGATGCTCATGCACAGTATCAATTCTTGGCTGACGAAAGCAGAGAAAAGATAATGCTTGGTCATGGTATTGTTTCTCCTATATTATTAGGTATAAAAGACAATACAGGGTTTGGAAACAATGCAGAAGAACTTAGAACTGCATCTATACTTATGGATAACATAGTAATCAGACCATTTCAACAGAATATAATAGATGGTTTAGATGAGATACTTGCATTTAACAAAATATACTTAAGTTTATACTTTGTTACTCTACAACCAATAGAATTTACAGAATTAGAAAACATTTCTACTAAAGTTAAGAGAGAAGAGGAAACAGGAGAGAAATTAAGCTCACAAGAAGAATTAGATTTGTCTGATGAAGGTGCAGAAGACTTATACACTCAATTAGAAGTATTAGGAGAGGTTGTTTCTGATGAATGGGAACTTATACATAGTGAAGCAGTAGGTAATGACAATGAAGAGTTTGATTTAACTAAATTAAGCGTATTAGAAGATGATGCTAAACCTAATAAGAGTTCAAGTCAAGATAATTCTGGATATAAAATAAGATATTCTTATGGTCCAGTAAGAAGCTCTGATAAAAGTAGAGTATTCTGTAAACAAATGGAGTCTCTTACAAGTAAAAACTTAGTGTTTAGAAAAGAAGACATTACTCTTATGTCTTTTAAAGGATTAAACAGTGAATTAGGGCATAACAAGAGTAAATACAACCTGTTTAAGTTCAAAGGAGGTAAAAATTGTCATCACTTCTGGGAAAGAAGAGTATATAAAAAGAAAGTAACACCAAATACCGAAGTTGAAGCTTCAGATGCTGTACAAGACGGATTTAAGGAACCAAATAATCCTAAAGAAGTCGAAGTTAGACCAGTAGATATGCCAAACAGAGGTGCTTATCCAAAAACTAAATAATTATGGCACAGAAAGCACTCTTTATAACGATAAACGACCTAAAAAGAAAATCTATTATAGATGGAAATGTAGATGCTGATAAACTTATACAGTTTATTGAGGTAGCTCAAGATACACATATTCAAAACTATTTAGGAGGATTACTTTATAAGAAACTACAAACTTTAATATTAAATGGAACTATAAGTGATTCTGGTAATGCTAATTATAAGTTATTATTAGACGATTATGTAAAACCTATGCTTACTTGGTTTACACAAAGTTCTTATTTGCCTTTTGCTATGTATCAAATTAGTAATGGAGGTGTATTTAAACATAGAAGTGAAAACTCAGAAACAATTTCATTAGAAGAAATGAGAATGATGTTAGCTAAAGTTACTGAAACAGCAGAATTTTATACTAGAAGATTTGTTGATTACATGGATTACAATAGCACTTTATATCCAGAATATATTTCTTCTACTAATGGAGATATGTACCCAGATAAAGATGTTAATTTTAATTCTTGGGTACTTTAATGGATTATAAAAAGATAAAAACATACAAACCTAAAGAAAGTAATGTAGTTAAATTAGATACTTTCTTACAAAAATTAAATAAAGATGGCTACACTTTCAGGAAATAAAATAAAAGATACTTATCAGTCGCTTGTAAAGTTTTCTGACAATGGAAATATAACGACTTCAGCTAAACAATTAACTGATGGTTTTGGTAATAACTCTCCTATGTTTGTTTCTACTACTCAAGTAGGAATAGGAGTAACACCAGAATCAGGATTAAACCTTCACGTTTTTGGAGATGCTAAAATAGGTAGCAATCTAACAGTAATAGGAAATTTAGTAGTTGAAGGAAGTACTACAACGGTAGGAACAGATACATTAACAGTAAAAGACCCTTTAATTGTACTAGCAAACAATAACACTTCTACAGATGCAGTTGATATAGGGTTTTATGGTAAATACACTCCTTCAGGCACTACACTATACTCAGGACTGTTTAGAGAGGCTCTAACAGGCAAATATAGGTTATTTAAAGGATTAGAAGTTGAACCTACTACAACAGTAAACACAAGTGGAACAGGATATGCTGTAGCTACTTTAATTGCTAATTTAGAAGGGAATGTAACAGGTAATTTAATAGGTAGCGTAACAGGAGGTACTTTTTCAGGAACATTATTAAGTAATGTTGCAGCAACTACTCAAAGTGCAGGAGATAATAGTACAAGAGTAGCAACAACAGCTTATGTAGATAATCAAGTAGGATTATATGACACGCTTAGTGAGGTGTTAGCAAACGATAATACTACAGGAGGAACTGACATAGCGGTAAGTGCAGGAGACGATATAACATTTACAGATACAAGTAAATCAATATATGGTACAGATGGAGAATTAGAAATACATCATAACGGAACTAATAGTTATATAACAGAAGACGGAACAGGAGCTTTATATTTACAAGGTACTTATATGTACTTAACTAAAAGCGATGGCTCTCAAAACTATATAGAATTAGATTTAGATGGTGCTACAGATTCAAGAGTAAAACTTAATTATGGAGGTGCTACTAAATTAACTACTACTTCAACAGGGGTTAGTATAACAGGAGTAATATCAGGATTAACTGACCCAAGTACTGCTCAAGATGCTGCAACTAAAAACTATGTAGATACACAAGTAGGTGCAAATAATGAACTGTCAGAAGTTTTAGCAAATGGTAATACTTCAGGAGGAACATCAATGATTATTAGTAATGGTGATGACCTTACTGTAAATACCAGTACATTAAAAGTAGATTCAACTAATAGCCAAGTAGGAATAAATAATGCAAGTCCTTCAGGATTTACAAGTGATGCTAATGATTTAATTATAGGTGATGGCACAAGTAATAGAGGAATGACAATATATTCTTCTAGTCTGGGTTATGGTCACTTATACTTTCAAGATGCTGAATCTGGTAGTAGTACAAATGGTGGTTTTATTTCTTATACTCACGTTGGAGATGCTTTTGAAATTGGAGTGGCAGGTAATGGACAAGGAGCAGGAAGTTTAAGTATAAGTGAGACTTCAGTATATACAAGAGAAAATTTTATAGTTGATGCTTCATTTACAAGCATATATAATACTCTTACTGTAGATGCTTCATCTGGAAAATTAGGAATAAGAAATAATGCTCCTACATATCCTTTAGATGTTAATGGAGATGCAAGAATAACTGGACTTACATATCTTTCTAGTGATTTAGCAGTAGACACAGATACTTTATTTGTAGATGCTTCAGAAGATTCTGTTGGTATTGGTTTGACTAATCCTAGTGACTATTCTGCTGATGAATTGGTTATAAGCGTACCTGATACTAGCGGAATGACTTTAGTAAGTGCAGCTACTGATACAGCTTATATAACATTTGCAAAAGGTACTACAGCAGCAGCTCAATCAAACTTTATTTCACACGACCACAGTACAGATAATTTAACTATTTTCTCACAAGCTAAAGTTTCTATAGGAATACAAGAAGCTATCGTTGCATACTTTACAGATGTAGATTTTTTTGTAGATAAAAGCACAACTATTGACGACACTTTAACAGTTAATGGAAACGCAACTTTTACTTCTACAAGTCCTGAATTAACAATTAAATCTACTAATGGAGCAGTAGGAAGCGGAACAAGCATTGGTAAACTTGCTTGGTTTACATCAGATGCAACAACACCAACAGGAGCAGGAAATGTTACAACAATGGAAACAAAATCCACTACAAGTAATGGTTCTGATTATGCCTTTATTATTAATAAAAGGGAAGGTTCAGGAGGTGGTTCTTGTTATATGAATCTTGGCGGAAGTTCTGATGGCTCAATTTCTTTTGGAACAAATACAAGTGGTGCAGGTACAGAAAGAATGCGTATAGACAGTTCGGGAAACGTAGGGATAGGAACTACTCCAAAGGCTTGGACAACTGCAGGCGGAACTAAAGCCCTGCAAATTTCTACAAGAGCTGCTTTGTGGGAAGCCTATAATGGAACATACCTATCTAATAATATGTATTATGATGGTGGTGAAAAATACATAGAATCAGACGAGGCTGCACAAATATCTCTTGGCGGAGATGGTACAATATATTTTCAAAATGCTGTAAGTGGTATTGCAGGTGAAGCACTTACTTGGAACGAAAGAATGCGTATAGACAGTTCAGGAAACGTAGGAATAGGAACTGATTCGCCTCAAAGTAAATTACACGTTAATGGAGATATTAGGCGAGAGTTAGACGGAACTTCAACTATAGGTTTTGGTTCAGGTAGCACTTCGGCTTGGTATTCTGGTATAAAAACTGTTGATTTTGGTGCACAAAATATAGGTTTAACGCTTTTTACAACAACTAACGCAGGTACTACAAATGTTGATGCACTTACTATAGATGAAGATGGAAACGTAGGAATAGGAACTGATAGTCCTTCTACAATACTACACGCATCAGATGTTAATGGAGCAGTATTAAGATTAGAAAGAAAAGATAATAATGTATTAGATGGCGATTTACTTGGTGGAATTGAAACATACAGAGATGATGATGATGGTGCTTATATTCAAACTTACATAAAATCTTATGCGACTGAATTTTATGGTCGACAAGGATATATGACCTTTGGAACAAATAACAATAACAATGGAAACGCTACAGAAAGAATGCGTATTACAAGTGATGGGTATATTTTATTAGGAACACAAGGACTGCCCAATGGAACTTCTGTTTATGGTAGTGCATTTATTCCAAGTAGTCTTAGTAGAACGGTATTATCTCAAGCAAGTTCTTCAACTGTTGCATCTGTTTTACAAGTTTATAGAAATCCAAATGGAATTGTAGGTTCTATTAGTATGACTAATTCTACTACTGCTTATAACACTACATCTGATTATAGATTAAAAGAAGATTTACAAGGCTTTGCAGGTTTAGATATGGTTTCTAAAATACCTGTATATGACTTTAAATGGAAGACAGATGAAAGCAGAAGTTATGGAGTTATGGCTCACGAACTGCAAGAAGTTTTACCAGATGCAGTTACAGGAGATAAAGATGCTATAAATGAAGATGAAAGTATTAATCCTCAAGGTGTTGATTATTCTAAAATCGTTCCTTTATTAGTTAAGTCAATACAAGAACTAAAAGCAGAAATAGAAAGTTTAAAACTACAGATAAATAATTAGTATATTTGTATATAACTATAAATTTAATAAAATGTCAAAAATTAGTAAAGAAGAATTAGAATCATTGTTAGAATCAGAAAAGAAAGTTTCTGCTATTAAGCACGACTTAGGTACACTAGATGAGCAAAAGCATAATCTATTACACGCTTTAGGTCAAGTTAGAGAAGAATCTAACAAAGTAAAGAAAGAGCTAG